AATCAGATATCAATTACTCGGGCTTGTCAATTAACGATATCAACTACTTTAGGCCTATGGGTCGCCCGCGAATTAATGAGGATCACACCCCGGCGCGACTGCCGGCCGGGACGCTCGACCGCATCGAGGCGGTGTTGCGGGAGCGGGAGAAACGCGCAGACTTCATCCGGGTCGCGATCGAGCGCGAGCTCAGGCGGCGCGAGAGCATGGATGCTCGAAAGACGCGCCCATAGCGGGACGGAATCAGGAACATCGCAAGGGTTGTGGCCGCACCGAACGCAACCCTGGGATAATTGGATTTTGGCGAAAAAAAAATCTCGGCGGACGCCGTTTGATTCGCGTAGCCTCGGTAAAAATCAAAAAGCGGGGGAAAATATAGGGGGGCCTCCCCCCGTGGGCTTAGACCCTCAAGTAGCTAACGAGATTCATGACGCCGCGGAGCGGGGACGGAAGGCCCCGCCAAGACGGGCAGAGGGCGGCTGGATGCGGGAACGGACCTAGCCGGGCCTCGGGGACGTCGGGGTGCGCGGGCCATCACTCGCTCGTCAGGCGCTGCTGGTAAAGCTGCTGGTCAGTGATGAGCTGCGTTATGAGGCGGCACACCGGACCGGGAGTGGCGCGGAGCTGGTCGAGCTGCGCGTGCTGCCACATGATCACACTGATGGGCACACCGGCCGCTTCTTGCACGGCCTTGAGCAGCATTGCACTGCGCGCGGCCTTGAACGCCGCCGACCGCGCCATCGGGCATTCGGCCTCATGCCGAAGCAAGGCCACATAGATGAAGGCCTTCCCGCGCTGCTCGACCAGAACAGGATCAACGGGTTCAGCATGCGCCGCGCCGGTCAGCATGGTCGCAGCGGCAAGGGCGGCAAGTAATAACCTTTTCATCAGATTGCCCGCCCCTGAAACGGAGCAACCGCCAGCGTGATCAACGCAAGCGGAACGGTAACGCACGCCAGCGCTATCGCCGCGTAGGGCGACACCAGCAAAAGCACCGCGTGAAAGATCAGCGCGGGGGGGTTGATTTGACATCGCATGTTCGTGTCCTCGGTTCTAAGGGCCCCGGTCATCGGCGCCCGTCACTCCTTAGTCGCCTTGCCCGGCCCCTTGGACTTGTCGACTCACGCCAAACATTTGTTGATCGCAGCCTCATGACGCCCGCTCGGCGATGCCGAGACGAACACGGGCTCGTGCAATGGTCTTGTAGGACAACTTGCCAAGGCCTCGCCGCTCGATCTCCTCGGCAGCCTTGCGCGTCGACAGGTGCGCCAGCTCCCGCAGGATGGGCTCCAGCTCCGCGTCACGAGCCGCTGCAGCAAGCCGATTGGCGTCGCCTATCTCTTCCCGGCCGAGCTTCACACCGCGCGCTCTGGCCGCCGCAAGCCCGGCGCGGGTACGCTCGCTGACCATGCGCCTTTCCTGCTGGGCAAGCGCTGCGTAGATGTGCAGCGTGAACGGGTCCACGTTGCGACCCAACGCAGTGACAATGAACGGCACCCGCTGCGACATCAGGCCGGCGATGAACGCAACATCACGCGAGAGCCTATCGAGCCGGGCGACGGCGACCTCGCACTTGGTCTGCTTTGCCGCCCTCAACGCGGCCTTCAACTGTGGCCGGCGATCGAGTGCGTCGAAACCCTTGCCGGTCTCAACCTCGGTGTATTCCGCCGTGATGTTAAAGCCCTCGGCCTTAGCGAAAGCGGCGATCGCCGCGCGTTGCGCCTCCAGGCCCAGGCCTGAGCGACCCTGTTGCTGGGTGCTGACACGGTAGTAAGCGACGAGGGGAGACATTTCCGGGCTCCATTGGGACTTAGTGACGAACCTCACTATGTCCCAAGTGGAGCAGGAAGGCAAGGGCTACAAGCCAGGAGGCTTGTTCAATTCGACCAGAGTTTGTTATTACGCGCCAGACTCGTCGTCAGCGCGCCGGCGCCAGCTGGCAAGCGGCGTGACCTTGCCGTCGTCCTCAGGCTCGATGACGGGCAGCGGCTCGACAATTGTCGAGGCTCTCTGGTCGGTCAGCTCGATCGCCGGCGTCGGCATTGCCCCCGGCTCGAACGGCTCCCCGTACTGGATCAAGCTCGACGGATTGGCGACCTGCTGATCGTTTAGGAAACAACCGCGGGGGATCACCAAAAACTGTATGTTGGTGACGCAGTTCCCGCCGCCGTTAAGCTCGGAGGTCGCACTCAGATTTAATTTCGGATGCATATATGGGGCGGCACTGATTGCCATTTGATCCTTTCGACCTTCCGGCGCATCCGGATTGTTTAAGATCGAAAGCATATGCGCGAGCGGCGTCACCGTGTCGGGTTTGGCCGCAGCTAGCATCGCGACTTCGGCGTGTGCCTCGACAACAGTCCGGCGGCGCTTGTTGCGCGTGCCTTTTTTGCGACCGGCGCCAGGCCTTCGACCACCTCGAGGCACGGTGGACCTCGCTGATTGAGGAATTCAAAGCGTTTGATATGTACGAACGTAAGAAGGCCTTCTTCGCCAATTTCAACCGCCATCCTACTCCCGAATCGCCCCATCAGCCACAGCTCACAGCTCACGGCTTTGATTTAGCTCCACACCACTGCCACAGAGGGCGAACCATCAGCCGCGGAGCGCTGCCAGCAGCTTGGTCGCGCTCGGATTGTTGGCGTTTTCGAGCGCTGTCACCCCTCCGACAGCGAAGGTGGCGATGGCACGCAGGAGCTCTGCCAATTGTCGGGCGGCTCCGGCGTTGAAATGCAGGTAGGCGCCGTTGGTCAGCCGGGAGATTTCGCGGAACACCTGCTCGACCCTCGTGTTCTCACCTTCTTGCAGCATGAACACGGGAACCTTGAGGCGGCCGAGGTCGGCGGCGGACTGGCTAAAGCTATCGGCGGATTCCTCGCAGGCGTCGCCGACGAAGACGACGGCATTGACCTTTGATCGAAGTGCTTCTTGGCAGCAGTGCAGCAGGACCCGTCGGATTTGTGTATAGCCGGCGCGGCAGACAATCGAGGACATGGCCTTGGTGAGATAGACCGGGCTGTCGTACCAGCGTGACGCCCGGCATTCGCCTTCCGGATGCTCCGAGGGGCCGCGGAAGTAGACCAGCTGCACGTCGAGAGCGCCGATCGTAGCGACTTCACTGAACATCTGCGCCTGCAGCTGGCAGGCCATGTCCCAGGTTCCTTGCCGGCTCATGGTGGCGTCGAGGGCGAAGATCAGCCGTCCTCTACGCGCGGTTTCTTGAGCTTTTTCAGTAAGAAAGCGGTCAACTTCTGAGTTGATTAGATCGGTCATCGGATTTCTCCGCTGCGGTGGAAGGGTAGAGTTTTGGAGGCTTGTTTCAGCCACTATAGGTAAACTGTCACTCTCTTCTCTCTCTGACACTTTCTTGGCATTGGGTTTTTGAAGGGGTTAAAACTCTACCCTTCCACCTAAGCCGTAAGACTCCAGAGCGTGTATCCGCGCATAGCTCCGGCGCGGACGATGCGCAGGCCATTGCTGATTTTTCCGTCCATTTTTCCTAGCCACCATCCGAGTCGTCTGGTGCTGATGAAGCCGGGCCGTTTGTTTTCTTCAGCAACCACAAGCAAGGCGTTTCGCAGCTCCTGAATGAGGTTCGCCCGCTCGAGGATCTGCGGGACCTCAAGCTTAGATCCGATGCCGAGGGCGTCGCGCCAGGCGATGACCACCGCGGTGTGCGCCTCGCGCAGCGGATCGTTCTCGCGCAGCCGATCCATCGACCGGCAGGGATCGGCGCGGTCGAGCCAGCGCAGGGTGTCGCGCACCCAGGACGACCACATCTCGAACCCGCCGAGCGGCGCCGAGATTGGCTTGGGTTTCGCTACCTGGCCGGCGCGCAACACCGTGAGCCCGGCCGCGACCAGCTCGCTGCGACGCTGCCGGAACACAGCCTTCGGATTGAAATCGAATTCCCGCAGCTCCGGGCAGGCAACGCCGGCGTCGAGCTCGCATAGGAGCGCGCGCCGGGTCAGGTCGCCTTCGATGGTCAGGTTGTTACCGGTGGCGGTGAACAGCGCCGAGACCGGCACCCCGACCTGCTGCGACAGCCCGAGGATGCGAATCCGGACGCGATGTTGCGTTAGCGCTTGGCAAAGCAGCGTGCCGGACAGCGCCGTGGTGCAGTTGTCGAATGCGACGATGGCATCGCCGCCCAGGAGCGCGGCCCCGAGGCGCTTCTCGGCCTCCTCCTCGTTCTTGCCCGGGGCCATCACCGGCGCGTCGTGCGCGCTGGCCATGATCGACGCGAGGTCGACCAGCATGCTCTTGCCGGTTCCGGCCGCCGGCGCCGTGATCGCGTGCAGCGGGGCGTGATCCAGCGCGCGCCGGCAGAGGGCGGTCAGCAGCAGCGACAGCGCGACCGAGCGGTCGACTGCAGTCTTGAATGGAAAAGTCTTGATCGCCTCTTCAAGCATCTTCAGAGCAGCGAGCGCGTCGTCCTTGCCCGGGCTGTCGGGCACAGGGGGGAAGATCTCGCCGTCCGGTTTGAACAGCAGGCGGGTGCCGGCATCGTAGCCCTGCGTCATCGCCAGGGTGCCGTCGGGCCGGAATTGCGGCGTGTGCACGATGCCGAGTACGACCGGCAGGCGCCAGACGCCCTCGCGCGCACTGAACATTTCGCCCACGAACTGCGGGCACTTCTTCTGAATCCAGGCCTTCGACCGCTTGTCGTAGACGGTGAAGACCGCCACCCGTGCCAGCATTTCAAGCAGGAACGGAAGCTTGACCGGCGAGAACCGCCACGTGATGGTCGAGCGGTTGTCGGCGGCATAGGCCGGCTCGAGCACGGGGCGCACGAGCATACCGCCGCGCTGGTAGATGTCGAACCCGCCGGCTTGGATCAGCGCCTCCTCCGCCTCGTCGATCGCGTGATGCTCGTTGCCCTCGACCAGCTGAATCACGCGCCGAGGATCGGGCGCCTGGGCGGCTGCGGCAGCCGAGGCCGCCGGCGTCGCGGTGGCCATGGCCGGCTTGGGACCTTCGAGCCGTGCCAGCGGGCGAACGCGCGGCTGCGATTGCGCTCCGGCAGCTCCGCTGTCGATGGTGCGCCATACGCTGTCGGCGCCGTCGTCGGCGACCAGGCCGCACTTCTCGGCCGCCTCGAACAGCCGCTGGCGTACCATCTCCTCGTCGAGCAGGCCGGGATTACCATGCACGATTTGGAAGATGTTGTAGGCGCCGAGATTGAGCGCGGCGTTGCGCTGCCCTGGTGGCGTGGCGGCGATCTTAGCACACTCGTTCTCGAGCGCGGCCATCGCCCACGCCAGATCGCGTTTCGGGCTCTTGCGCGCCACCTTGGCGCGGCCAGTGCTTTCCTTGCGCGGCGAGACCAGCGCGATCAGCCACGCCGGCGCGGGAACGGGCGCGGCACCGGCTTGCGGATCCCAGCGATACAGCGAGCCGTCAGCGCGGGTCGATGGCGGCAGGATCACGTAGCCGCCGTTGGATCTGACGTCGATGCCGTCGCCGGGAACGCCCTGGGTGCTCTTGATCGTGAGCTGCGGCTGCCACAGGAAGAACAAATGCCGCCCGCCGCGCGGTGTGATGCTGGTAAGCGTCGCCGAGATTTCGCCGTTGCGCGCGATTAGCTCCGACCAGAGCGGAAAGCCATTGACGCCTTTGACCGGGTCGACATCGATGTCGAGCACCCAGACGCCGGAAATTTCGCCGGTCGGGATGCCGATCATGGCCTCGGGAAAGCGGGTCCACCACGCCCGCACCTGCGATTCTTCGCGGCTGGCGTCCTTGAAGCCGTGGATAGTGAACGGGCGCTTGTCGTCGGGATTGCAAGGGAAGACCGGAACGCGCAGCGCCAGCGCGTAGTGCAGCGCGGCGTCAAGCATGGACGCCACCTGCTGTATCTGATGTGCCGGTCCCTGGCCGTTGGAGCTCAATCGATCCTCCCATTGAATCTGCGCATGAACAGGTCCTTGAGCCACTTCGCCTGCGGGGGCGAGGGCGTGGGCCTGTATTCGAGCTGCTCGGCGATGCTCTCGATGAATTCGTAATCGCGGCCGTGAAACAGATGCTTGTTGGCAAGGCAATGCTGGGCAATCTGCTGCCACGAATAGCCGTTCACGCCGGAATCGACGCCGATGTTGAACGTGCCGATCGATGGGGCGGCGACGATCGCGCTCTTGCGCCCGTGCTCGCTGCCGTCAGTGAAGCCCTTCTGGTAGGCGTTATCGTAGATGCGCTGCATCTGGGCGGCGTCGAGCGGCACAGGCCCGGAAGGCTTGCCTTCGATGCGTTTGGCGAGGAGTTCGGCAAGGACGTGAATATCGAGGCCGGCGCCGGCAAGCAGCTGCAACAGCGACTGGACGGCGTTGAGCTTCTCGCCGTCAGTTGGAGCAGAGAACATTCTGAGCACGGCGGCGGCGCGTTTCGCTATCGGGTTTTCACTCATGGCGCAGGCACCTCTCGCGGTGGCTGCACCACTTGCAGCGAAAGTCCTCGAGGGCCGGATCGAGCCGCGGCAGCAGCTCGCCCACGCGCGTCGCCTCGATCACCTGCACGGCGCGGTCACTTGCTTCTTGCGCTAGACGCGCATCAAAGGGCACGGCGAAATGAAGTCGTTCACAGGTATCGGCGTTGGTAATCGTCACCAACGCCGGATTGAGCACGTCGAGAAAATTCTGGTAGAGCGCCACCTGCGCCGCGTAGCGGGGAAAAACCTTCGCTAACCCATCGCGCTCGACCGCGCGATAATTCTTGGCGTTAAGCCCCTTGTGCTCCCACAAGGCCGGGGTCGCGAGATAGAAACCAGGAAACGCCGGCGCGTTGATGATGATGCCGTCGGCGTGGCCGGCGATCAGTCCATCCGCCGCGACGAAACCAAGAACCTCCGGCGGCGCGAATCCGAAGTCGGCGTCGACGAGCAGCTGCCGGCTCTCGGCCTCGAAGAAATGCCCGCGCGCGAAGATCGAATGCACCCGGGCCGGAAAGGTCGTGGCTGCGACCATCCATTCGAACTGGATCTTGCGTAGGCAGTCGTCGCCGATCAGCGAGGCACCGAGATAGCCGCGAGCCTGGTCGCTGGCGTGCTTGCGTGCGGAAGCCTGCTCGACGCACGCGTTGATCGCGGCGTTGAGCGGCTCGCTCGAGAGGTTGGCGCGTGCGAGATTGAGCATGGACTTTTCTTCTCAAAGGCCGATCTCATCATTGAGCTCGCCCGGCGCGGCCAAGGGCCCACCCGCCTCGGCACTGGCGACGCGCTGCATTTCCTCGACTGACTTGCGATTGGTGGCGATCCCGCCGCCGCTCGCATCGCGCGCGGCCATGGCGGCGGTGACAAATTTCATCCCCGTCAGCAGGAAGCGGATCACGCTATCTTTCGACCAGGATCCGACCGGCCGGTTCCAGTCGATGCCGTCAAGTTTCGCGAGCTCCGGAAGAACATATGCAACCGCTCCCGCGTCCCAGGGCTCTGGATCGAGCGCGGTCGTGCGCAGCGTCTGCTCTGTGTCCCAGCCCTCGGCGGTCGCCTGCTCGGCGCGGGTGTGGATCCACGCGAACAGCCCGGCCGCCACTAACCAGCCGAGCTCGATATCGGTAAGACGACCAATCGAGGCCGCTTTCGGAACCGCGTCGCCATCGATCACCTGGCGAACCGCGGCAATGGCGGCGGCGGTTGCCCGCCGTTGCCAGATATCGTCGGTGCTGTCGGCGTTTGGAATTCCGATCATGCGCCGCTTGGCCATGTTAATCTCCTCAATGCTGACGCAGCGTAGACCGTGCGCGCGCAAACCCTGTTTTAACCAACTACGCAGGCTTCGAATGACATCGGGAACGCCCGGCTCCGGCCGCACCTGCAGTACGAAAGCCGGGCGCTCCATGCTTGCTCACCGCGCCCAGTGCGGCGGTTCGATCGCGGTCGGCGACAGCGGGGGCGTACCAGGCGGCGCGCCGCCAGCGGCCGCGGGTGGCGCCGAGCGCTCGATCGGCATGGGCGGCGGCTGGTCGAGCCTGCGGTAGCCCTTGTCGCCGACGCGCAGGATCTTGCCGATCACGTTTTTATCGCGATAGTTGCCGCTGCCCTGCTCCGGCGGACGCTTGCCGCCCACCTCGATCTCCAGCGTGACGAGGAAGGTGGCGCCGTTGAAGCCGGCCAGCGTTGCGCTGTTGCGGCGGGCGTCGGCCTCGGGCGAGGCGTCGTTGGGATCGATGGCGTTGACCGCCTCGTAGATCGCACGCAGTAGCGCGCGCGTGATCTCGGCGGCCTTGGCGTGCCCCGCCGTGGTGCCGTCGAGGAGCTGGAAGCTGTAGAGCTTTCGTCCATCATGATCACCGCCCTTGACGGTGTACTCGACGTCGATGCCTTCGCTGTCGCCCTTCGAGGAGCGCTTGCAAAGGTTCTCGACGCCGATCGTACCGGGACGGATCTTCATGACGAGCGTGACCAGCGTGCCGGCTGGGATCACCTCGAGCCCCTGAGACTTATTTGCAGAACCGAGATTGAGCGCCATGGGCGCCTCCTGTGTTTGCTGTTCTCAAGCTGTTGCTTTGGTCGTGGTGTTGTTGGTTGCGGTGTTGTTTGGTGCTGTGGGAATAGGTTCTCCTTTTTGTTCGCGGTTGTCGGAAGCTTTGTCGGCGGAATGGCTCGCCCGTGGTGGCAACACCTTCGCGATCAAGGCACCAAGATCGGGCGGTTCGAGCATTTCTAGTTTTCCGGAGCGATCTTTCGCCGGGTAATGCCAAGGGTTAGGCGATATGCAAACGAAGCCGCGTTGTGCCGGCTTGTCGTCGCTGAATTTGAGCCAATGCAGTGTCGTTACGATATCGACGATACCGGCTATCTCCCGCGGCACACGCTGGCCCTCCGCCTGCAGGCGATGTTCCAAGCGCCCGTATTCGTCGGTGATGCTTTCAAGTGCACCGATCAGGACGACGTTGAGCTTGCGTGCGCTCTGCAAGTGATGCAGCGCGAGCAGCAGCTCGCGGGCGTGAAGACCATAGGCGCCGCGCAAATCCGGCTTGCCGGTGCGCTCGGAGAATGTCTCGGGCTGCGTCGACGCCCAGCGGAAGCAGAGCCGCGCCGCTGCGGTCACCGTATCGACGAACACCGTGCGGTATTGCCCACTCTCGACGCCGGGGAGGTATCCGCCGCACATGTCGAAATGCGCCTGCGAGTACGGCTCATGGGGTTGGAAGGAACGATTTGGCCCGGCAACGCGCACGATCAAGTCGCGCAGTTCCGGCCAGGTTTGCGGCCGCACGTGTGGCACTGGTATGTCGTCGATAGCGAGCGTGCCATTTTCGACATCGACCACCAGCGTTGTTGCCGGATCGAGTGTGCGCGCCTGCCAGGTTTTGCCGACGCCGAAGGGGCCGACGACCAGAATGCGGGCTCCACGCGGCTCAGCCAGCCGCTCGTCGGGCGAGATGATTTTCATCGAGCCATCCCTTTCGCGCGTTCCGCCATCGCGACGACCTCGGCGGCGAGGTCGAGCTTGACGACGACGAGCAGCGGCACGCGATTCGCGCGCTCGGTGCGGTTTCCCTTATCGGGCGATGTGCGGCCGCCGCTGGTCATCGCTCCATCTCCCGCCGCCGTTGTGTCTCAGCGAAATGTCTCAGCTGCCGTTCCTGCAGCTGCTGCGCCCGCTCCACCGCCGTGAGCTCCGGTTTCCAGCGGGCTCGCAGTACTTTCAGGCAGTACGGGCAGCGCTCCACGTCGTCCTCGTCTTGCGCCTTGGGCCGTTCATGCATGGGATACGTCCTCGCGCCACCGCCGCTTCCGTTCGGCTCGCGGCCATGAAAGCTTTGGGTGCGGGCGCTTGACCGCGCGAAAGGTTTTCCCCGGCTTGACGTGGACGTGCCCCTTGAGAGCGTGAAAGACCGCTTCTGCTTGGGCGCGTTCCAAGACCGCGTAACGCATCCATCTTCCGGTATTGGGCATGCGATAGTTCAGATCGGCGACCAGCTTGCGGACGGCGAGCCCAACCAATTTGGGTTGATACGGATTAGGACGCTGCTTCATCACAGCGGCAGCTCCAGTTGTTCGTGATAAAGCTCAGGCCGCAGCCGCTCGCGCGCTATTCCGGTGATCGCCTCGACTTGCAGGACGCGATACGCTGGAACGCGCTTCCATCCCGACAAGGCCGAAGTGCTGATGCCGAGCAGACGCGCGAGAGGCCGAAAGCCGCCAGCTGCTTTGATGGCAAGGGTAAGTCCCTCGTCGCGGTCGGGGTTCATGGTCAACTCCATTGCAAGGCTCTGGCCGGGCCATAGCTCGAGATCACTCCCGGGCCACTCTCTCCACGACGGAAGAGAGGAGCGAAACGGCCCGGCCAGAATTCATCAGTCAATGAGATGCAGGGTGCCAGACATCGACGGTCCGCTTGTCGACGTCGGGCGAGCCTTCGGCTTCAATTGCTGCGGGCCAGCTTCGCGGTACTTCAGCTCGTGGGTTTCGTAATCGCGATACCAGGTCGTCCTGAACGCGTGTTGGCGGGCAAACTCCTTGAATTTCGCGGGCACGACGAGTTCCCATCCGACATATCGATCCGCCGTCAATTTGCGAAAGCGCGACAGCGAGTAGTCGAATTGCGGCTGGTTATCGGCACGGCACAGCGTGAAGGTTTTTGCTTTGGTATCGCTGGTATATTCCGGCGCGGTGTAGACCTTGTCGCCGTCCCACGCCGCCATGCACGTTCCGAAGTCGAAGCGGCGAAGGTTGTCTTGCATCCCGCGCGCCTCTTTCAGTCCGACCAGACAGACGGGGATGGTCTCGTCGGCCTTTTCGAACTTGGCCAAGCGAACAACGGCGGGATCGGAGAATTGCTCGTAGCTCGTCCACTCGCCGACCTTGACGAAGCCGAACTGTGACCGCAGCACGTTTGCTGCGCGTTCGGTAACGGCGTCGTCGAGAAACAGGTCGATGTCCCTTATTGGCCGCTCCAGCAGGCTGTCGCGCACGGCACCTCCGCCGATATGTGCGGTGGGACAAAGGCCCTTTATCGTGCTGAGCATGGGGTTGTAGTGGTCCAACATTTTTACGTCTCCTGATTTGCGTTGCGTTGTAGAGCCGCTTGCCGAAAGCACGCGGATGCGGCGTTACGATCCTTAATCGCTCTACGCTGGTCGTTGTCGGCCTCTGCTACCACAAGGGCTTCCGCATACGTGCGAGCGACAGGTTCACGGTGAATTACGCGACGGTGAGTAAGACCCTGCCAACCACCCGTTTCGGCGGAACAGGTGAGGTGTTCGACTTCAAACCACACGCCGTCGGGGCCCTCGCGGCGGCGAACAGAATATTTGCCGCCGACCCCACGCGAAGCGTGCGCCACCATGGCCCAAGCCACGCGGGTGTCGTTCTTCCAGTTGAGACCCTTCATTGGTACCTCCATCGAAAAAGGGGCCGCCGCATTCGCGCGGCGGCGGCGGCGGCTGTTGGTGTCTCAGACGAGATGCTTCACGAGCGCGTCCCAGGTCGACGTCACGCCGACCTTGCCGACGACGGCCGCGCGATCGGCATCGGACGCGGTCCACCACCAGCCCGCGACATCCGCGACGGTCATCTCCGCCTTAACCGGTGTGGGGGCGGCCGCTGCCGGCTTCAGGTCGGCGAGCGCCACCTTGCCCTGACGCACTCGGCGCAATTGCTCGGGCGAGAGCTTCGACGCGGCTTCGATGTAGGTGATGCTGACGCCCAAGGCGCGAGAGGTTATGCCCAAGGTAGGCTGCAGCCCGACCTCGCCGCGGAGAACCGCGACCGCAAAGGCCGCCCGCTGTGACTTCGTCAGGCGCTTAAAGCCCCGGTGACCCGGTCCGTTGATGACGGGCGCCTTTGATTGCTTGACGATCGAGGTGGGCACTTGATAAGGGAGCATGTCCAGCATGGTCTTTCTCCGGGCCAGAATTGACGGGGCGGCGTTCGAGCGCTGGCCCCGTTTCCCGTTCGCGATGGCCCTAATCGCAGAACGGTCCCCGCGCGGATGCGCGGAAGCTCTCAATGTTTCGTCGTCGTCTCCTCGGTGATGGTGGTCGTGGTGACGGGCTCGTGTTCCAAGGTCACGCCGGCATGCCGGTGCCCGCGACCGAGACGGCTCACCCCCGAATTTCGCTTCTCGGCGTGCGCCTGCGCGTAGTCGGCCGCCATTTGCTCCTGCTGAATGCGCGTCGGCGTCTTGCGCGCCACTTCGAGCGCCAGCTCCTCTAGGGGGGCCGCGCGCAACATGTGCGCCTGAAGGTCCCAGCTGCTCGGGGCGGCGGCGAGGATCGCGTCCACGCCGACGGCATTGAGAAATTTCGTGCGGTCGGCGGGGGAGGCGTTGCTCCACGCCAACGAGGTGAGCCGCTCGGCGGCTTTCGCCGGCTTCGGTGCCTTGCAGCCGTCGCTCCCCCGGGGCTGCGCCTTCGGCTTATTCCCGGCGATGAGCTTGAGCGCCTGCGTGATGCTCAGATTCCGCAAGCGTGCGGAATTTGCCGTGAGCACTTCGCGGCCATGCGCCAGCCGCATATACCGCTCGGCCCGATCCTCACCGAGATCGCACTTGTCCTTGAGGTATCGCAGCCAATTCCCGTGCCCGACCTTTGCCTTGGCTCGGAGAAGCGCATCGCCGGCTGTCAAAGCGTGTTCGACCATATTGCCCACCGCGTGGGCGACGCCTTGGTCCGCAGTGCGAATAGTATCCGCGAGGGTGTCCAGCTCTTGCTGAGCGGACAAAATCACTACATCTGTATGCAGCATCTGGGGGCCTCCCCCGGGTGACGCGCTGCCAGGCGCGAACAGATTGAGTTGGGTTGGAGCGGGTCGGCCTCTTGGTCGGTCCGCTCCGCTGCTTCAGGCGGCGGATGAGCCGCGTGCGAGTTTCGAGGTGTGGTTGGAGAGGCGACGCTTGCTCGCGATCAGTTTTCCGCCGTCGCCTGCGGTATTGCCGATCGGCCAGCCTGATCGCTTGAGGTAATAGACATCGTTGGCGTCGGTATCGTCGGGCATACCGAGAAAGCGCAGGTAGGCGCAGATCGCGTCCGCGCCGACGAGCAAGTCGCCGGCGAGGTGCTCGTCTCTGTCCTCGGGTTGGTTGGTGTCCATCGCGAACGCTCCGTGGCTGTTCGCAACAATGGGAGCACCGTCGAAAGCATATGCCTAAAGCATTTTAGTGCTTTCGATTTTATCCGATTTTATCGAAGGAAGTGGCCAGAAGCATGGGCGTCAATATGCTTTCAATATGCTTCGGCTCATTTGAAAGAATTCAAGGGCCAGATGCCCCACTCGACTAAATGGTCCTCGCTATAGCTCGCCCTGAGTGAGCGGCGTACTTCGCCGCTCTCGACGGCCTTCTCCATCTCCCCTTCGAGGAGGCGGGCCACGAGCGCTTTCGATGCTTTCTTTTTACCCACGCGAATCCGCCATATGCCTTCAGCGTCCTTCTTCCAGTCCTCCCCTGCCCACCACTCGCCATCGGCAAACCAAATCTTACCCTCCGCCTTCAGGCGTCTGGCCGCGGCGAAAGCGTATCGAGCGCTGTCGGACGACACCTCCGCGTCCGTTGACTCGGACAACAGCGCAAGCAAGTGAACGCGCGACAGCCGGACCCCTTGGGCGCGCATGCCGGTCACAGTCTCGTGCGCCTCATTGTTGTCCCAATCCGATTGCGCGACCGCCCAGAACCGGGGGTCTCCGGGGTGGAATGGTGGTTCCGGAACGTCCTTTAGGACGGTGTCGGTCCAGTGCGCCAGCGGATACGTGCTTCTCCCCTCCCGCACCTCCCGCCGTAGTTCTGCAAGGTCTAATCGCGCGCGGCCTTCTGCGTCTGGTCCTTCCCACTCCAGGCAGTCCCAGGGCAATTTTCCGTTCACCAACCATCCCGACAGGCGCTTTTTCGCCAGCGCCTCCGACCCGAACGCAGTGACCGCGAGCACCTTCGCCTCGCTCAGCCAGATCTGCGAGCCTCCCTTGGCCGAGACCCTTGTCGCGTCCTTGTCGCGTCCACTCACCGCTAACCAATCCGAACCGTTGATAATGCTTAAAAAATATCTTAAGCCGTTCACAGAAGCGAGGGCCTTGTCGACGACCGCCGGAAATGCAAGAAACCCACATAAAACGGGCACTTCTCGCATCTCGACGCAACATGGGCGTCGTGAAATGATGCGACCTTCGGAATCGGGACACTA